TCCGGTACCTGCTCCNCTACCCATNCCAAAAGCTTTACCACCGAAACCACCAAGGCCTCCTAGTATAGCACTTTTAACGGGATCATCACTTGCAAACGCTCCAATACCAGCTCCTAGTAATGGATTACCTGTTAATGCACCGATAATAGGCGCAGCATCACCTGCAATTTTTCTGAGTTTTCTAAAAATTTTTTTAAACATAATATCCTTTGCAACTTATGGCTTGTTTCGTAATGCAAGGAGGTTAGTCTTGAATAAAACCTTTTTAATTCTGTNATTATAGGCATTTTTNTTGTATAGTGCAAATAGAAATTAGTCATGAAACTAGACATTAAGAAAGTGCCGATGGTCCGTGTAACGTGGTTAGATGCTCGTGATATGGAAACAGGATGGCTATCAATAAAAGAAATAGTTAATGCTCCGTTAGCCGTGTGCCAAGAAGTAGGTTGGATGGTAGTAAATAACAAAGAAAAGATGGTGATTATGCGTTCTTGGTGTTTAGACAAAGACGATAACCATGGAGGAGGTGCTATTGCTCTTCCTAAAGGTTGGATAACAAAAATAGAATACTTAGGAGTAGATTATGCAGAAAGAAGCAAGAATAAATAGTTTATTTGGTGAAACTATCTATCAAACACACATAGAAGATAACGAAAAAATTAATCAAGAGATTACACCTCACATTGAAGCTTTTGTAAAAGCAAGTCCTGGTAGCACCGCAGCTACTACAGATGTAAAAGGTAATACAAATTTTACAAACTTAGAGGAGGCTAAAGATAATTTACACACAGATTCAAAGTATGCCTCTTTGTTTTCTAANTTACAGACNCACATAACAAATTTTTTAAAAGCAAAAGGATATAGTCAAGATAAATTTGACGCTCACATAACAAAAGCTTGGGCTACTTACACAGCAAAAGATCAACACATAGCTAGTCATAAACACACAGCTAGTCATTTCAGTATGGTGTATTATGTTAGAAATGAAGACATGGGTAATATTCATTTTGAGAAAGAGTTAGCAGCACAAACAGGTTTGTTTATACCACCTACAAAAGAATACATAGTCGATTGGAATCAGTTTAATTTTGCTAGTTATATCTTTCCTGTGCGAACGGGGGATTTTTTAATTTTTCCCAGTGGACTTCTTCATTACACAGAAACTAATAAAAAAGATGATCCTAGAATCAGCATAAGTGGTGATATTTTATTGACCATGAAAGAAGGCATTAAAACGGAACACTGTTTACCTCACCCTTCAGGCTGGAAAACAATTTAAAATAAAAGTCAAGAAAACAATTTAAAAAAAATTGTTGAAATCAAATTATTAACTGTTTAGATTAAATCTTACCCCAAAAATTTAAAGAAGGAGATTAACATGCAAATGTCTATGGATGACGTATTAAAAGCCATTGCCAACTTGGCTGATAAAGTTGGAAGATATCACGAAAGATTACTAGCTGTAGAAAGAGAAAAGGAACATTTGCAACAAAGTTTGGCTAATCATTTGTCAGGCTGCAAGTGTCATGATCCTGATTGTCCTAAAGAATAGTTTATTCTTCGACGGAACCAAAAAACTCGGGTAGTTTTACTACTTTAACGAGCACGTCTTTTCGAATATCATCAACCTTTGTTTCTGTATTAGGGTCGGCAACATCATTGTCGGCNTCTAATTCAGAATCATATTCTTTTCCTGTTTTTGTATTTACAATTTCCATGTGAACTTCAGGATGAATAATAGGAATTTTTTCTCCATTAACTGTTTCATATCCTACAACNTCACTATCTTTAACTTTTTTCATTAAGTTATCTCCATTATACTTACTAATATTACAAGGCCATTGCCTGTTATATTTATAGCATCTTGTTGTTCTAAAACAATAGGTTGATCTAATACTTCAGTAAAACCACCAGCGGCCACTGCAGTAGAATAAAGAACAGTAGCTAAATCTGAGTTACTATTATCTGTCATGGTTATACTAGGTGTAATAGATCCTCCAGTAGCATTAGACAATCTAATACTTTTTACTATTGNGGTAGTTGGTAAAATAGGAGGAACAGCNCCTGAATCAGGTGTTGGAACAGTATATACAGCNGCTGCNGAGCTTGTTCCTGTTTTAGAAAAACTTTTAAATAAATCAGCCAAGAAACCACGTCCTTGCTGAAGACTCATCTTTTAAATCTTGTTGATAACCAAAATTTAATTGTTGCACAATTTGCTCTAACAATCTTGTTAATATATCTATTATATTTGGTTGATACTCAGGTGTTGCTTGAGGAAATCTTGTTGTTGTTATTTTTGCCATTATCTACCTCCATCTGGTTGTACGTCTAATCTTAAAGTTCCATATCTCCAGTTATCGCCTGCAGCATTACTTTCAATACGAATATTTGCTTGTCTACCTCTTCCTCGTAAATCAAATTTTTCTGTAGTAGAAGTAATTGTTCTGGTTGCAGAAGTAGAAACAGAAGAACTTGGATATGATTTAAAATTTAATTTCATATCCACAGATCCTGTTAAATCTTTAAAGTTTGGTATACCTCTTCCTATNTGCAAAAAAGGTTGACCGTCCGCTATATCAAAATCTCCTGACTCTATAAAAGCAGGTATTCCTGACGTTACATTGTCTGTTCCTGTCTCATGTTGATATAAAGTTGTTGCTCCTGCAGTAACACCAAAAGCAGCGGGCGTTGTTCCGATGCCCGTGGTTGAATACTCACTAGCGTATGGTTTTTGATACACACCATAATCTTGCCAGGTAGTTCTTGCTAAAGAACCCGTGGCCCAACAATCTTCTAAATAATTATATGTAACAAATCTGTCTATTTGTGTGGCACTATTAGATGTGTAAAACCATGTAACTTCGTTAAACTCTGAATTAACAGCTGCATATGTTTCAGGTTGATTAGTTATACTAAAATCTTCAAAGACATAATCTTGAACAGAACAAGGCATTTTAGAAATAGCACCATCAAATTTGTAAAAAGAATTTTGTGACATCCAAAAAGCAGTTCCATTTACATCAACAGCACAGTGTAATGATACGGCGCCGCAGTTTGCACCTATTTGTGTTAAATTAAACGTAAAAGGAGCTCCTACAAATTGTAAAGCATTTAAAGAAGTGTCCGTCCAAACTAAAACAGCGTTACGAGATCTCACCGCTGTAATTATTTTTGATCCGTCTTGAATACGAAAAGAACCTGCTGTGTTGTCTGAACTTGGAGTCCAATCACTAAAACTTTCTTGAGATGAAAACCTTAAAAATAATGCATCTTGTGATGTTCCTGAACCTATTGTTGTTTCGGTTCCAAATAAAAAAGTGTGTCTATCAGGCATAGATACCAGATTAAATCTAGAAACAGTTGGAGCGTTTGTTACGACAGCTGCTGGTGTGCCTGTTCCAGCAGAGGTGTCCCATCTAAAAGTTTTTCCATTATTAACTGTTGCTAATAAATCCTCACCAAAATTATCAAAAGACCAATTACGTCCTTCAATAGTAACGTTTGATGTAGAACGAGCGGTGCCCCATGTTTCTTTACCCCATTGATAAGTACCCCAACCATAACCGTATTGAGATACTGCTGTTCCAACACTAATTTGATAAGTTGCTGTAACGCTCCCGCCTCCGTTACCTGTAGCATCCGCTAAAGTGCTAGTTCCTGATGAGTTTGTATAAGTTATTGTGTATGTGTTGGCAGTAGGAACACTTGTAATTTGAAACTCTGCATTCATTTCTAAATTATTAACAACGTTGCTTGTTGTACTATCAGAAAAAGTTACAAAATCACCAACTTCAGCACCGTGTCCTGCATCGGTAACAGTCACAGTGGCACTATTATTAACTGTTGCGAAAGGATTTGTAAGCGTGCCACTGGTTCTTCTGACAGGAGTGATATCATAAACAACACCTTCGGTGTAAACATATAATTTTCTATCTGTTCCGATGGCCGTGTATCTAACACCATCTAAATCCGTCCAAGCGTGCATATCTCTTGCAACGCCGATTAAAGTATCCGTTACTAGATAAATCCAACCACCTATTTTCTCAGGTAATCCATATCTAAATCTTACAAAATCAGAATCTGTCCAACGTCCAGCAGCACCATATTCTGTATCTTGTTTATCAATACCAGGTGCAAAAGCTATTTTTGTTAAAGGCATTTTATGTCATCCTCAAAAATCTATAATTTACTTCACC